TCCCTGCTACAGTTATTATACCATTTCTAGCTAATCCAGTATTTGCAGCAGCTGTAACGTCAAAACTTCCGTTATTTGAACCGCTTGCTGGAGTAATTGTAATCCAATCAGGTTTTGCCATAACTCAAATATTTAAATTTGTAACAAATTAGAAAGCAACAACGAAACGATCACAAGTAACAATACTTCTAATATGTTCCTTAGTAGCTTCATCGAAATCAACGATATTGAAATTAATCAACATATGGTTATCCGGATACATAGTCATAAGTTTATCATTAATCTCATAAACTAATTGCTCATAATAAGGAGTAACATCTAGTTGAGTATTCTTTTTAGTAGAATTAAAATCAATATCAGTAAACAATTCGCATAAAGTGTCAGCATGACCGATAAAATCTAAGGTAGTTTGCATATTAAATGTAACTACTTTACTAGCATCATTAACACGTCTACCTTCAAGCGATACAAACTTACAATATTCAGATTCAGCAACATTGACTGTATTATTAAGTTCTTTTTCAATAACAGACGAATCAGCCATTGTACAATATGCGATACCTTTAATTCCTATAGCATTAACTTGTATAGTAGTCCATAAACCATATTCAACACTATATCGACCAAAGTCACCTATAGTGAGCAATGCTGCATTTTGATTAACAGCAATAGTTTTAGAAAGCCCCCTCCCCTCAATAGCTATAGCAGTACTACGAGGTGTAGTTTGTGGATTCTCAGGAGCAGTAATATCAATTGAACCATTATTGCTACCACTAGCAGGACTATAATCAATAAAGTCTTTCGTAGCCATATTTAATTAGATATTTGTTTATACGACAAAAGGTCTAATAGGTACCTTAGCACCTATCAGACCCATAATCAAATCAACAGACGACTTACGAAATAGTCCAAGCGGTATTCGTAGTAATCGTTATCTGTTTAGTTTCTCCCGCAGCAGCGAAAGTCAATGCAGTCGGAGTTACAGTCAAAGTAGCATCACCGGCAGCTTGCGTTACAGAGTATTTCTGACCATTTACGGTAATATTACCGGTACGAGTGTTAACCGTCGGGTTAGCAGCAGCGGTAAACGTAATTTCGAAAGCGTAAACATCATCTGCTCCCGGATCACCTTCAATCTCAGCACCAGAATTGTATTCTTTTTCATTTACAATCAATTTACCGGCAGTCAACCATTCAAAAGCGTCAGAATCAACAGCAAACGTAATAGCAGCTAAGTTGGAGTTACCAATGAACTTCTTAGCTTCACCACCTTTAACGAAAGCTAACGATTGAGTAGTAACGTCCCAAATCGTAGAACCTTTCTGCTGCAACGTAACGTCTTCAGTCAAGTCTTCAACAGCAACGGTAATCAAACCGGAACGTCCGTTACGACCTTTATAAACCGGAGCAGTAACATCTACTTGAGAGTTACCAGTTCCCTCAACAGCATTCAAAGTGATCCAACTCGGTTTAGCTTTCAAAGCATATCCGGCGCGCATAACAGGTGCACCAACTCCATCAACCAAACCCCCAATTTCAACAGCAGTTGCTCTTTCATTCAAAGCAGAATCTCCAATCATAATGATAAAAATTTAATTATTCGTAAAAAAGTTTGAAGTTCCGCACGCCCCACAAGCTATTCCCCTACTGGGGTCTGCAAAACGTAGCGGAACATTTAAAAGTTTAAGAAACAGTCCAATTAACATTAGAAGTTACTTTGACAGTTTGTGTACCACCAGAGGCTTCAAACGTTAGACTAGTTTTATCAAGATTTAAATAAGGATCTTGTTCAAATATTGCAGTGTAAGTAGCATTTCCAGTAACAGTAACAGTTCTGTTAGCATTCGTATTACCATCACTCCATTTAACAAAGTGATAACCGGAAGAAGCCGTAGCTTTTAATGTAGCAGTTTCACCATAATTGTAAGTACCACTTCCACTAACAGTACCACCTGTACCCGCAGTTACAGTCAGTGTATAACTGTTAATTTGCCAGATAGCATAGTAAGTAACATCACCAGTAACTTTGGTAGTTGTGCTTACATTAACAGGACCATTAGCTGACGTAGACCATCCTTTGAAAGTATATCCAGTTCTTGTAACAGTAGGAAGAGTTCCTAAAGCGTCATTGTAATGGAATGAACTACTAGACTTGCTAGGAGTACCACCATTACCATTCCAAGTAACCGTATAATTTTTATAAGTTGCAGTCCATCTAGCGTACCAAGTCTTATTAGAAGTAACCTTAGTTGTCGTAGTTAATTGAGTACCACCGCTAGTAGCAGAAGTATCGAACCAACCTGCGAACGTATACGTGTAAGTATTATCCGCAGCTCTCGAACAAGTAGGTAACGTTCCAATAGCTTCATTATAATTCTTAGTTATAGATGAAGAAGAAGGAATACTACCACCATTAGCGTTAAATGTAAAGGTGTACCTATTAACAGCTCTGGTCACATAAGCATAATAAGTAGCAGCACCTGTTACACTCGGTGTTTCTAAAGTTAATGAAGAACCAACCTTAGTTCCACCACCGTTAGCAGCAGTATACCAGCCTTGAAAAGTATAAGTGTACTGAGCATCATTTGAAGGCATAGTCAAAGTACAAGAGCCTTTCGACCCATAAGCAACAGATTGACTAGTCCTATTCAAAGACCCGTATGTTGCTTGATAATTTATTGTATAACTCCGTTTAGTTGCAGTCCAATGTGCATATATTGTAGTATTACTTGCACCCATTGTCGTATTAGCAGTAACTTGCGTTCCACCACTAGCAGCAGTGTACCAACCTGCAAATGCATAGGTGTATTCAGCATCAGAAGACTTCGTAGGCGTCGGCAAAGTACCATAAGCACTTCCATATTGAACGCTCTTGGAAGCAGGACTTACTGCATTACCACCATTAACATTATAGGTTAAAGTATAACTATTAATAGACCATTGAGCATAATAGGTAACAGTACCAGTTATCTTAGTAGTAGATGAAATCTTCGTACCACCACTAGATGCCGTGTACCAACCAAGGAATGTATAACCTGTTCTAGAACAAGTCGGAAGAGTACCTAATTCTGAACCATACGTTTTAGTAATAGTTGATGGACTAGGAGTGCCACCACCGTTACCATTGAATGTTGCAGTGTAACTTCTAAGAGTAGCAGTCCACTGAGCATAATAAGTAACGTTTCCTGTTACAGTAGTAGATGCAGATATTTGAGTACCACCCGTTGCAGCTGTAAACCAACCCTTAAATGTATAAGTATATTGAACATCAGCAGCTCTTGTCGGAGTAGGTAATGTGCCTAAAGTAGAACCATGAGTCTTAGTAGTTGACGTAGGACTTACAGAACCACCATTAGGATTCCAAGTTACAGTATATGACTTGAGAACAAATACCGGAGTAATATGAGTATTGGCAGTAATGTTAGAAACTGTCAGAGGATTAGTAGTAGAACCATTAGACCACTTACTAAAATTATAGCCAGTACTTGGAGTAGCTGTCCAAATAGCAGAACCACCGTATTCTACACTAGACTTATTAACGCTCGCTGTACCACCAGTTGAATTAGCAGTAGTAGTTGTAAAAGTCTTAATTGTAAACTTAGCAGTTAAGCTGATATTGGCAGTAACAGCAAATGTATATGAAGTATTGCTAGATACTTTAGTTGTTCCGTTGTACCAACCAGCAAAATTATAAGCAGCCTTAGGAGTTGCAACTACAGTAGCATTAGCACCGTGTTCTACAGTTTGACCGGCAGGACTTACAGTACCTTTGTTTGTATCCTCAGAAGTTGCATTAACAGTATAGCTCTTAATCTTATATTTAGCAACAAGAGTTCTATTAGCAGTTAAAGTAACAGCGAAAGAAAGGCTTGTAGAAACAAGATTAGAGCCTTCATACCAACCAACAAAATCATACCCAGTAGGAGCAGCTTTAGCAGTCAATGTGACTTGTGTATCACGATAATAAGTTCCTTCTTTAACTCCACCTGTAGCGGATGAACCAATAGAACAATCACCAACATTTGTAATAGTAGTTCCTGAACTATTAGTAGTTAAAGCTGAAATCTTAATAGTAAACTTATCAGCTTCTACTTGAGTACAATTAATAGTTTTCGTAATACCACCGGCAGTAACGGTAACAACCGTAGTTCTACTTTCGGCAGTATTCTTACTCGCAGTTAAACCGACCGTTTTATTACCCGTACCACTCTTAGCGGCAGGGGTAAGCCAAGAAGCAATAGCCATCTTAGTACCCCCCCCTAATTATGAAACCGTCCATTCGACGTTAGAAGTAACATTAACAGTTTGAGTTCCACCAGCAGCCTCGAAAGTAAGAGAAGTCTTATCTAATTCGAGATATGGATCTTGAGTAAACTTAGCAATGTAAGTCTTATCCGCGTCAATAGTAACACTTAGAGTTACATCGTTAGAAACCTTAACTCCATCTTTCCACCAACCGCCAAAGCTATAACCCTCAGCAGCTGTAGCATGAATAGTAGCAACAGTACCATCCTCAAATTCAGCAGTTTCAACTCCCAAATTAGATTCTTTATTGATACCAACACCACCTTGAGTTACACCTTCATCTTCAGTTTTAACTGTAAGTGTATAATGTGTGGGTTCAGGAATAAGATCACATTCAATAGTAACTTTAATGTTTTTCTCAACCACAAAGCTATACTGATTGTTACTGTTAAGAGTGATTTTAACACCATCAACAAGCACTTTATTCAAAGTATAACCCGGACTTACATTAACTTTAATCGTACAAGTATCACCATCATTATAAGTACCAGCACCTTCCATTGTAGCACTTCCGTTAGGAATAGCTTCATAGGTGACTTGGAATTTATCAGGAGCATCAACTTCAAAACGAGCTTCAATAGATTTAGAGTCATTCATGACAATATCACGTGAAGTAGTCGAGGGCGCACCCGAATCAGTCCATTCCTTAAAATGATAGCCGCTATCTGCTAATGCTTCTACAGAAACGGTAGTTCCGTCAACAATATTAGAGTAAGTCTTTGTGCCACTATAATAGTCGCTCCAACGTCCATTGATCTTTGCACGACATTTACCACCCGTTCCAGCAGTAAGAGTTAGCGTTCGCATGATCACTTGGTCGAACGTAGCAATATGCGTTGCATTCGTTCCGGTTTTAGCAGTGAATGTTGCAGGATTATCTGAAACCTTTGCACCACTTGTATTCCACTCTCTGAACTTGTAATTGCCAACCGCACGAGCTTCAACTGAATAAATCGAACCTACAGCAGTTTTAAACGTGTGTTCAGAAGTAGACCAACTAGACCAAGAACCATCACCTATACGATAACGAGTTTCATTAGTTCCGTCAGAACCTACCGTAATAGTAACTTCTTCCGGTGGAATCTCTACGAACGTACAAGAGAAATCTACATTCTCAGTGATAACCTTTGAATAAGGATTAGAGTTAGAAGTAGTTCCACCAATATTCCATTGTTCAAAAGAATAACCACTATCAGGAACACCTAATACTTCAATTGTCTCACCGTCAGTAACACTAATGTTAGAATGCGAAGATGCAGCTTCTGAATATTCACCAGAGCCAATCTTATATTTGCATTTACCATTAGAACCAGCAGTGATATTAACAATATGAATTTCAGGTGGAATGTAAGTTTCCTTAAAATAAGCAGTATAAACTTTGCGATGCAGACCTTCTTCAACAATGATATTGTTTTCATTATTAGGAAGATTAGCACCAGTAGGAGTTACCCACTTTTCAAATTCATAACCGCCATTAGCTTTACCAGCGATAGTGACAATAGTCTTTTCCGGAGCAGTAACTTCGTGTCTTTCTGCCCATTGAGACCAAGCATCATTAATATCTTTATATCGAACTAAACCATTCGCATCTGCCACGATACTAAACGTGAAATAACGAATAGCTTCTTTAAAGTTTACTGTAATCGTAAGATCTTGCGTAACAACGATGCTATATGTACCATTACCATTATCTACAAGATTACCACCAGAAGCAGTAACTGTATCAACAGCCCAACCCTCAACCGGACTAGGAACAATCATTGCAGTTTGACCAGACTTATAAGTACCGCCACCGCTAACTGAACCTTTATCAGCAGGATTAGTTATAATAGTTACATTGTACTCCTCAATAACAGGAGTATCAAGCTCGAAGTGTGCAGTATAAGTTTCATTTTTATCAACAATAATATCATATTGAAGATTAGTAGAAACAATACGATTTAAACTATCAGTCCAATGAGTAAAATGATACCCTTGAATTGCCGCAGCTGTTATAGAATGCCTTGTACCTTTTGGGAATGTTCCGGCACCAACTACATATCCTGCATTAGCCGGATCAGCATTGACATTAATATAGAATTGTTCAATAGGAGCTTCATCCTTTTCAAATACACCTATCAAATCCATATCTTTTTTAATAGTAAAAGACCAATTAGGACTAATAGACATAATCTCATTAGTATGGAACTCTTTCCAACCTTTAAAGTGATAACCTTGAACAGGTTTAGCATAAAGTTCAACACGACTACCAGCTTCAAATTGGAAACGGAAGCCATCTGAGTTTTCATCAGGAACAATAGCAGAACCACTACATCCAACAATACCACCCTCTTCAGGAGAAGGAACTAAAGTAACTCTATAGTAATCACGTTCGATATGACCAGATTGCATAAAATCTTGAAGATCTTTGATGTAAGTCCAAGCACGAATATATGTATCTTGACAACCACAAGTATTATTTCTAATACCACGACTAGGATGCACATAATTAGCTTTAAGACCAATGCAAACAAGAGTGTCATCAGTCAAAGACTCACTACCAACAATCAACTCTCTATCAATAGCAATAATATTACCATCAGTAGTTAGATTAATTTCGCAACCTTTTTCATCATACATATAGTAACAACCATCAGTACGATGATAGAAGAATCGAACGTTATGCTCACGCTTAGGAAATGTACCAAGAGGAAGAACTTGTTTTAACTTGACAATTTTAATATTACATTCCATAGCATTAAGTTTAAACAAATATAACTACGCAGAACCGTTAAGCACTGCGTAGTTTTCCAAGCAACTTTAGTCAGTTGCAGTATTCAGAGAAATGGCATTCTCGCCGGAACCTTTAGCTAAAGTCTTAATAGCTTCAAGTTTATTTACAACAGCATCGATCACAGCTTCCGTACCAACAATGATTTGGAATTTGCGAGGACTATTGTTATCAGCGGCAATCTCAGGGAATTGATTAAACTCAGCCGTAGAAATAACAAGATAAGCGACTTTACTAAAGCCAACTTTCGGGTCACCAATACCCCAAGCTTTCTGCCACTCATCATGAGGATTCCAACCCATGTTAATCAGAGAATAACGAAGGTCTTCATCACTAAGAGCAACATCAGCCAAGAAACCGGATAACTTCGTATGTTTAACGGTAATAGTACCATTGGCTTTTTGATCGGCAAGAATACCGAATACGTTCATCGTTAATTTGGTAGGCTTTTTAGCAACAACAGTTATCTGAACAGCACTATCAGCTTTCTCAATAGTAATATCAAATAACTCTTTGTTATAAGCCGTAAGACTAAGGTTCTTCTTAATCTTCTCTACCAACCGATCAACGGTATCAGTAGCATGAATCCGAACAGGTATTTGAACAATCTGAGGATTAGGATTAACTGTCAGACCATGGCGATACTCCTCAGAAGAACAAATTTCAATAGCACCACAGAACTCAGCATCTGCATTATATACAATACCTTCAGCAGGCTTAAGTGCCGGATTCGTAAGACCTTTAAGAATAATAGTTTCTTTCTGATCTGTTTCCGTATATTTACGAACGTTATAAGTGAAGTTAAAAGGATTAATATCCACTCCACGTTGATTCATAAATCCACCGTCCTTAGTAGGAATTGCAGACATAATTACAAACGGCTCAGGTCTACCAGTAGTAGGCAAAGCAGTACCATAAGCAGTACAAATGCCGAGTTGACCGTTAGATAACTTAGTATCAACAGTAACATTATCGACAAATGTTTTTCCGTAACTTACAATTCTCATAGTAACGTTTTATTTTAAAGAATTACTTTCATTTATAGCAATTTGATAACCTTCATCTTTAAGTTTACCAAGAAGCTTCTGTGTAGCAAGGTTAATAATCTCGGTTTTAAACGGAAGTTCAGTAGCAGTATCAGTTACAATATCAAACCTAGTAGGTTGTCTAAGATATGTGATAGCAACATCAGTAATCACAAACGTATCATCCATATCTACTAAAACCCTATTGCTTTCTATCGTACATACGGGATGAATATGTCTATTAAGACGATTGTGATACGTTTGAAGCATATCCCTACGCTGAACATCAGAAACTAAATCCATACCAGCAGGTTTGCTCTTTTGTACCTTTGTAACCACTCCGTCAGAAGTGATAACCTCGTATAAGCCCGAATAATGCTCGTAGTTAAATTGTACTAATTCAATAGTATATTTATCTCCAACTACAATTAGCTGTGGCGTATCGAAGTAAAACACTAGTGATTCGGGGTAATACTCGTTATTGTAGCGTTCATAAGTCACATTGTAACCTTTTCGCAGCAATATGAAGAGCATATAGTTGATATATTCAAATAGACCCTCTTTACGATAGATCTTAGCAGGATAATGAAACGTAACAGTATCATTACCGATTTGAATAACGAAATCTTCTATATAACCGGGAATAGTTTTAAATAGCTCACTGATATTAACAACGTAAATCCTAGTAGTAACAGATTCAGTTGCTCGATAACGTTTAAACTTATCATATATAACACTTGCATCATAAGAGACACCATGTAGGTAATTCGCAGGTAAAAAAGCGAAGCCTCTATTACCCTCATTTGCGAGAAGGTAAAGAGGACTTCTATATGTAGTCTTTAGCACCTGCAAATCATCGTAATAACGACCAGTCTCTTCAAAGGCTTTAATCTTTTGCGTAAGCAGTACGTCAATAGCTTCATTAAGAGCAATATCAATATACTGCGGACGAATAGATTCTTGCCTATTAGCATTAATCTGCTGAATCTTATCGTTTACAGCAATATGTGCTTCTTTACAACTACTATACATACTGACACTATTTTATTAGTTTATAACTGAAGCTTTATAAGCAGTGAAAAGTTGTGCTTTATATTCAACATTTTCAGGAGCAGCTAAGAAAGCCATAACACCCTCAATAGAAGAACCGAGAACTACTTCCGGACGCACGGTATCAAAGTAATTATCACCGTCTTTCGTAATGACTTGAGCGGCGAGTAACTTATAGACTTGCGCCATTGCTTCTACATTCTTGTTATCAAACAGAGAAATAAACGCATCTGCATTCGTTTGAGAAAGTTCAGCTACAGCCGTCTGCAAATCTCCATGTTCCATTTTAATAATCTGTAGAGTATCAGCAGGAGCATTACAGATAAGCATATTTCTAATACGTTTATAAGAAGACTCATCACCTGTGAACAACTGAGCCAACTTAGTAGCAGTATTAACAACAGCTTTAGTCTTAGCATCTTTCATACGCTTAACATCTTCGATGCTATGTAAGTAAAACCGAATGTTAGTAGATTTCTCAACATCTTCCGGTTTATTAGCAACAGTAGAAGTAAGCAGAGCAAGACGCCAAAGAATATAATCTTGCGGCTTAATAGGAGTCATGTACATATACAGATTCTCTTCATGAACCGCAGTACCTTCACCAAAGAGCATAGCATCAAAGATAGCTTTCTCTAATTTATTCGGAGCAACCTCAGTATTAATACTGTTCTTTTTAGCCCAATCAAGAATAGCATCACGTTTAACAGGATCGTTAAGAGAAAACTCCCAACCAGTTTCAAGCTCATAACCTTGAGCGGGAACTTCAACAGTTGAGTTTTTAAGATGCTTCAAAACGAGGTCTTGAAAGTTTACATTGCGACTATCAGCAGAAGCTCCAATGATCGTAGGAAGTATAGAAGCCATTTCAGCAGTTTTACTAGATAGAGTAAGAACCGCTTTAATGCTCGGACCGAAAATAGTATTGAAAGCACCAATACTTTTCTGATTCACGACTTGAAACATAGTCGGATTCAGCTTTAACGCTAAGGTTATTTTGCGTGAGTATATCATATAGTTTATACTTTAGTAAGTTTATACTTTACAATAATCGTAATGTACGCTTATTCAAAAATCATTTCAGCCCAGAAAGAAGTAGTACCATTAAGCATATTGATACCTTGTGAAGACATAACCTCATAAGTAGCAATATCCTCTCTAGTAGATAACATCTTACTATAAGCACCCCACTCTTTAGGCAGCGGAGTAATACCTTGATAAACACCGTACAAATATTCACGACCCTCTTCACAAACCAACTGAATATTTGCTTCACCACTCGTGTTATCAATAGAGTGATCCAAGAACACCATTGTATAAGAGGTAACAGGGAAGCCACCATACATACGACCATTCTTACGATCCATTTCGGCACGAGAACCGGTATCAAACAAATCTACAACCTTAACAGAAACGGTAGCTCCGGAATAGTGCTTATACTGATTGAAGTATGCACCATAAGAAAGGATACCACCACGGCTTTGAATCTCCTCAGAACCTAACTTATCAAAGTAACCATTTCCGATAGCTTCATTCTTAATACACTGTTGGAACATTTTAGAACCACCTTTACCGGTATAAAGAACGATATTTTTGTTACTCAAATCAATATCGTTACGAACTTCAAAGATACGAGAAAGAATCATATCAATAAGCTCGATAGTCATGAATGAGTATTCGAAGTAGTTACCAAATGCGATAAGAATATCACGAACACCAGCACCACGAGGAATAGGTTTATTTGAATGTTTTTCTTGATTGTGAATAACACCGTTAATATCACGGTTGTAAGCAGAGAACCACAAATCCTCTTCTAACAAACGTCTACGCATGAACTCGAACTGACGCATTTCATAAGGCATCCAAAGAGTACCTTTAGAACCATCATCATAATCAAGTTCAAACTCGGTTACAATATTAGCAATGTTACCGGTAATAATTTTGGAGAATCTATGGAAACCAAATTGGTTAGTCATTTCACTCCAAGATTCAGCAGTAGAACGAGAACCAGTAGATAATTCACCGGCAATCGTAGGAGCACCCATACCCCAATATTTACCTCTCTCAAAATTGCTGAGATCAATAAACTCATCAGGATTACCACCAAGGATAATCATTTCATAGATATATCCACCAGAAGCAGTCTGCTCACCATCGGTCTGCATACGAACCATGTGCTTTCCGTCAGGAGTAATAGCAGAATACTGATAAGGAATCCAGTTATCTTGGAACTCCGCTTTGAAAGACATAAATCCTTTACCGGGGGTTTGAGTAGGCGTAATCAAACGCACAATCGGGGAAGTGACAGTAGGTTTCCCCATAATCTTCCATTTATACTGAGTATCACCAGCATTAATAGGTTTCTTACGAGAGATATTCCCTTGACCTTCCGTAAGAGAAAGAAGAGGGAATTGATTACTGTTCCTACCCCAAAGATAAGTAAGAGACTTATTCAAATCGACAGCACCAAGAACATTAAAGTTCAATAGCATATCGGCATCAGAGTAAACCTCTTTGGAATACTGTTTTTTTCCAATTTCTCTAAGCATAGTTACGATAATTATTTATTTGAATCAATAATACCACCCGGAACAATAGGACGTCTATTAGGATTAACTTTAGTACCGCCACCTTGAGTGGATACCTTAATTTTAGGTTTACCACTAGAAGTAATGTTCAAACGACGAACAGCTTCTTGTCGTATAGATGCAGCAGCTAACTGACTAATATCAGCACCTAATAAGTTACGAAGTGCTACCATAGCGAACGTTTCATTATCAGCAAGCATATCAAAAACATCTTTCTGAGCTTGCGTATAGAAATCACCATTAACTTCAACAACAGGAGCTGTTAAATACTTGACAATATCTTTACGAGAAAGAATTTGCTCTTTACCATTAACAGTTCTTTTAACGCCTGCTGTTGGAATTGCAAGACCTCCGATAGTACCTTTATTAACGATCTTATCGTATAAAGAATCAGGAATGTTAAGCACTTTAGCTTTACCATTCTCATCATAGGTAATACCGTAGGCTTTATCAAGAGCCTCTTGAGCAGCTTGATATTCGGCTTCTTGCCTAGCATTTGCGGCTTCAATCTCACGTCTCTGAGCATTAGCAAGATAATCAAGACTTTCTTTAGCAGTTTCAGCTAATACTTTATCAGCTTTAGAAAAACGAATAATACGTTCGATTTGAGCATCAGAAGTACCTTTGCGTTTTTCAGCAGAACGAATAACAGCTTCTAACTGATCATCTGATTTATCTTCAAGAGTCATTGTAGTCCAATCAACATGATTAGCAAAACCCTCAAGAGAACCATACGTTTGTTTATAAAGAGCAGCTTGATAAATATCCGGATTAGTACGGAAGAAATTGTTGATAGCTTCACTTTCAGCTTGACGTTTAGCAAGCTCTGCAATATCAGCATCACGTTGAGCAAGACCTTCAACAGTCATTTCATATTGCTTAGGCGTACCATCAGCATTTACCGGAGTTAAACCAGAAATAGCAGAAATAGCAGAAACATCTATAGTTTCATCTTGAGTTTCAGCAGCAGCAAACTCATCTAACTGAGCTTTAGTGTAAACAATCTCTCCGTCTTTAACGGCATTACCGTCAGCATCAAGATCATACTCAACATCACCGTCATCGGTAGTAAGAACAATCTTAGTAGGAGTTTCAGTTTCAGTTTTAGTTTTTTGAGTAGCAGTTTTAGCAGCTTCTTCTTCAGCTTTACGTTTAGCTTCTTCTTCTTCTGCTTTCTTACGTTCTTCTTCTGCTTTAGCAGCTTCTTCTGCTTCTTTAGCAGCTTTAGCAGCTTGTTCAGCAGCTATCTCTTCCGCAGTTTTAGTAGTATTACTATCAGTAACACCACCGGGAACAATAGGATTTGGCATAATGTTTTATCTTTTATAAATTAAGTTATAACAGTGGCAAATGTAATAATAATATATGTATTAAAAATGGCATTAGAAATATTATTAGAAACAGCGTTAGTACCGCCTATCACACGGCTCTCTGAAATTCCAATTAATTTATGCCATTTTAAGGCTCAAATGAAGACCTCTGACGAACCCAAATTTCAGTCGATATAGTTGTTCAATTCGACAAAAATAAGAGCCTACATTAAGACTTTCGTGGCTTATTGGCGTTAATACGATTCATGCGCTTTTGTTCCTCAAACTTGGCACGTTCCAGATTAGCTCTATCAATATCTAAGTTTAACTTAGTCATTTTAAGATAATCGTCAAGAGTACCACTATTAGATTCATCTTCACTAATATAATCATTACCATTCTTATCTACTTGAAGCTTAGCATCAGTAATAATAATATTAGTAAGATTAGTATCAGCCGCAATAGCTTCTTTAGAATCGCGATCAAGTTGAGCTTGTTCAGCTTCAAATTTACGTTGAGCTTCCGCATTAGCAGCACGAGTTTGTTCAATCTCAGCATCCCATTTCTTCTGAATCTCTTCTTTTTGAAGTTCAAATTGACGTTGAGCTTCGGCAGCTTCTTTAATATATTTGCGTAAAGAAGCAACGTTATGATTACAAACAGCCTCAGCAGCTACATCGTAATTTCCATTTTGAGCAGCACCAAAAGCAATCTCTTCAAGCTTACGTACTTGTTCATTAAGTTCAGCAGAGTTACCAACAAAGATACCTAAATTAGAATTAACAAAGTCAGTACCATTTACACGAACTTGAACAATCTCATTGGTATTAGGATCTACATAAGAACCTTCATAGCCATCAATCCAAGCAATTTTAGCGGCATCAAGATTAGCCATCATATCCCGAGAGCGGAAGCAATCAAAGATTTTAAGTGACCACACAGACCCCATTAGAGCCTGATTAAGTCCCATTTCAGTGACAGCTTTACCGGCACGAGCTTGAATATCTCCTGCACGTTGATCGTTCATATTAGCAAGTTCATATGCTTCTTGCTTAATAGATTGCTTAATTTGATTAATAGTATTAAGATAATTAATCATTGTAGTATTAGCAATCTCTTTAATAGCTTGAAGTGATGCTTGCTGTTTAGCTATTTCACTATCATCAAATACAAGAGTACCATCTCGATTAGCTGCATCAAGACGCTCTTCCATAGTCATATCTTTAGTATCAGCTAAGAAACTTTCAGGTATCAATAGCCATGACCGGAATTTACTAATAGTACGTTCCTCAACTAAAGTATAAAGACGATAAAGAGCAAGATAAGGTAATAAGCGATAAGGAATAGGTTTAGGATTATTAAGAAGCATCAAACGACTTAAACCATTATAAGGTAACTTACAATGATTAAGATTATTCACTTCTTCACGTTGAACAATAATAGGTTGAGCTTTAGTATATACACCCCAATCTTTATCACCAAAACGATAAGCTTCCCAACATTGAAGAACCCAAGTATATTCAATATCAATATCACCAAGAGTAGTATCTAAGACATAATCTTCATCAACAATCTTTTGCTCAATCTCACCATAAGCATTGGTATAAGTAAGAACACCACGCTTCATAGGAACCTTAAAAACACAATGACGAGCTTTGAGGACCCCGGTAGAGGGCAAGGAGTGGTACGGAGCAGCATTCTGCGCATCAATCGTAGGATTAAAAGCAATCTCACGAGAACGAAGCATAACAGGAGTAACTGTATATTCACCCGTACTTTCATGATTATGAATTATATCTTTAATGTAAGCAATATCTCTTTTAGAAAGAACTTCTTGATATTCACCAATTATATCATTGATGTTAATATCAAACTCTCGCATCCCATAATCATCATCTTCAACAAAAAGATTACCACTATCAATTCGATAATACTCAAGAGGAGAAATAATTTCAAAAATAACATCATTGTATCTTACATCACGATAAGAATAAACGCTTTCAGTACAGAACCAATAATAGAAAGCTTGAATATATTTCTCATTAGCTTTAATAAGGGAATTAAGAAGATTAAGAGTTTTCTGACCACGATCAGCTTCTTCATCAATCCAATCCTTAGCAGCTTGTTTCATAAAGTCTTCAGCAGATGGAAGATCTTTAGAAGGCTCACCGGTTTGAACACCGTTAGCATTCATGATGTTTATAAATTGCTGACGAAGAAGACCATCAAGAGCAACACGAAGATCAGCATTGCGTCTAGTGACAACATCAATATCAGCATTATAAACTTGGTAGTTATTATAGGTGTTAATGAACTCTCCTATATATTTCTCTTTAATAGGAGTAATAAAATCAACATCTCTAATCTTACCAGGCAAATCTTCTTTTCTACCATTAACGGAGTTGTAGGTCGCCATTACATACTTGTAAGTAGATTCATCTACAATCCCATTCGCAGCGTCAAGAAAGGCTTTAATATCTGCTTTATCATTATTAGAATGAGCAGTAGCAATAACCCAATCACACATAGCCTTAGTCCAAACAGCTCCACGCTTAGTATCTTCCGAAGCAAAAACATCAGGCTTTTCTAAAGAATTAGGAATCTTAGAAGCATCCATTTAACGACGATTTAAACGATTTGCAATACGTCTGTCATTATTCTCTGTATTACCTTCAACAAGACGCTTAGTATTTAAAGAGTCTGCAAGAAAGACATACATAGCAACAATAGCAGCACTAATATGGTCGAAGTTACCCTCAGCAGTAAATCTCTGACACTCTAGAAGCAATCGAACACTACTAATAGACTTAAGTCTACGAATAGGTTTACCATCAGCAGTATATGAAAGAGGTTCATAAATAAACTCCTTTAGCATACGAAGACCATTATATTTCTTATCACCATCACCAATTACAATACCATAATCATTATTGTTAGGATTAGTCAATTTACGAGTATTGGCATTGGTTGGGTCAAGCATTAAGTAACGTCTAAGTTTATATTTAATGAAGTTAGAAACAGTCTCACCAGTACCAGCTTCCGGACAACATTCAGCATTATACATAAGACACATACCCATAGTGACTATATCATTTTGCTCCATTGTGTCCAAACGCCCTATATATTCGCATACAAGCAGTTTTTGATTTGGATATGGAGTAATAGTATTACTACGCATCCATACTTGTGCAGAATAAAGAGAATGTTTATCTGTTACGTCTTTTTGAGCCTTATCTACCTTATACGCATCCACACTAACAAAATATAAATCTTTAGGCACTTCACCATTTACTAAGAACGGACGATAATACATTCTAACGCAACCATGAGTATCATCACGAGAACCATGCGGAACTTGATTAACAAACTCATGGAATCTACCTTTACCAAATATATCACGTTTAATACATTCAGCTTTTGGTATAAATTCAGCTTTATTAGAATTACCTAAATCATTAACAACAATCCAACCGTCTTGAAAGAATCTAGTAGCATTATCATTAATTAAATCTGAAACGTGTAGATTAAGTTCAGGAGAAGCGAACATATTCTCGGTTGTATTAATGAACGCTTCGGCAGGAGTATTAGCACGTTGTGCTTTATAGATTATATGAGTTTCACTATCATTATTATGAAAGTGATTCTCTTTATCTTGTTTATCCCAAGCATAAGCAGTGAATATAATTGAATTACCACGTTCAACATAAGGTTCACAATCCCATACTTGTGGAAAGAAGAAACCACATACTTCATGACGTTTATTAATATCCCAAACGTTTTCCATGCAAAGCATCTTATTCATTTTGGGATTATAAAAGGCTTTACTAAATGCAGCCCAGTTAGCACCTTTAGTACCACCCGTACCATAAACACGAATAGTACCAACAGATATAGCACCAGATTCTGTATTAGATAAAGTAACGTCAAGAGCTTTCTTACCTACAGCAGCGGATTCATTTTTACCACAAGCAACGCTATAAAGATTAGACATCCAACCAAAATTTTTAAGACCTTTAGTAGATACACGATAACCTAGAAGTATATCATCAATAGCCTCAGAAATATAACCACGACGCCAAAATGTATGTTCCTCAAAATGGTCAAGACATTTCTTAGCCATAAATGTAGTAGCACCTTTATCTGTAAGATAAGCTAATTGGTCAGCAGCAAGAGTCACTGTAACATTTGGAAATAAATTAATTGTATTTGCAGCTTG